GTTAGTGTCATACAATAACACGTCAAAGTTTGCAGCAACAAGGCAACCTAATCGCACACCAGATATTTGATATGTGCTACATGTACCGGTAGGCATTCTAAAATACATGCCGTATTCATCTGGAGTAGAGCCACTATTGTTATTAAGTGACGTAACCGTTTCATACGGTTGCCCATATGTTTTAGTAGATGATCTATATAAAAACGTTGGGCAGTCAACAGTATTGTCAGCATAAGAAGCCGACGTAATACCGCCACAGTAAGGAAAATTATATGATGGATACGTCGTTGTAAATCCTGTACGGATGTTTATAAAATTACTTGTATCCCATGTACCAGCTAATGGATCTGCACATATACCAAATACAGTTCCTCTGGAAATAGTAACTGCTGTTGTTAAGGTAGCAATTAAATTTTGGTTAGTTGTAATACCTGTTGTTGCATTAAAATCTTGATATGCAGTTCCAGCAGCTCCACTAAACGTTGCATCAGCCCATGTAGGCGTTGGTGATGTTGTTGGAAAACCTGTTGTAGCGTCAATATACGTTATCCCGACTCTTAAACCTGTTGCTGTATTTCCCGGTGATCCTGTTCTTGTTGTAACATGAAATCCAACGGCAGTAATTGTAATACTTTCTTCTGCCTGACATATCCACACCTGCGCATCACTTGTTCCATTAATAGCAATGTTAGCTGCAGCAGTTATTAAGCCACCTTGTGGCATGATAATGCGAGGATATAAAAAATCGACTTCTGTTAGTGCCATTTACATTGACCAGCGTTTCTTATGCCAAAACAACGCCCATGAAAATAAACCAGCAAGGCCAATGTGTACATACAATTCACTTATTTCCGCATGCGATAGTCTCAATGCACTCAATAACGATCCAGACGCAATCAAACACAAAGATAGTCGTATCCATGTTTTAATGATAAATGGCATGTGCTCAATAGGACTTTTTTCATGGCGCAATAAAGCCATAAATCCAGTTGTAGTTAAAGTTATAACCGAATGAGCAATAACATTAATCAGAACTTTGAGATCCACTTGATTTATCCTTTATTGCATATAAGTTTAATTTTGAAGCCACAGCTTCAACTCCACGTAAACCTAAAGTACCCATAAAGAATGAAAGCCCCAGCATATACTTAGGGTCTTTAATGTTTAACGGTGCAGCAATTATAGGCGTTAAATATGTAGCACTAGCAGTACCACTAATTACTGATAATACTAATGCGCCAAAATTTTGGTGGGACTGTTTGCTCACACCAACAATACTCCCAAAAAAGCCAGCTACAATTTGTTGAATATCGTCCACGGATAAACCTACTTTATTCATTTGGATCCCTCGTTGCTTCACTCACCTTAGTCACCTCTGGTAATTTTAACGAAAAAACAGGAAGCGTACTATCTTGTCTCATAAAAAAAGCAATGAGGGCTGTAGCCGTTGCTGGAATACCAGCACGAATACCCTCAATGCTTGATAGTAATAACGCACGAGTTACTGTCCCAAATGATGCTGAGTCAACTACATGTTGCGCTTTCCACGCTGCGTCAAATTCTGGAGCAGCACTTGCAGTAAAAGCGCCTAATGCAATGAGGATTAATCGACCCCATGCAACATTCATTACTTACCACCAGCGCTTATAACAGGAGGAATACTAAAAATACCATTTGGCGATTTATATGACGCATCCAATCTAGTCCATAATTGCATGCGGATTTGATCGTACCAATCACCCCAAAATGCACGGCCAACTATTGACGGATCGTCGTAATTTTTTAATGCAATTTTTCGTGCTGCATACGCTGGTAACGCTTGCATTAAAAGATCATCACTAATAAATGAGTACGTTCCACCATAAACTGTAAACGTACCACCTGTACCTCCCGTTGGAGTTATGGCAGTACCTCCTACAGTGTTTGAAATTTGAAATTGTGAAGAACTGAGAGATGTTGCTAACACATAATAAGTCGCGCCAGCGGTTATATTTGTGACAGTAGAGCTATCAAAAATTATTTCTTGGCCAGCAGTAAATGTATTTGCTCCGCTAATAGTCGCATTAGTCAACGTGACTGTTGCAGACACACTTGTCAGTGGACTAGGCAATCCTGCACCACGAACGGTAAATGCTGTATTAGTTGATGGAACCGGGTAGAAACCAATATTGTTATATCCAGCCTCATACCAATGAGTAGGTGTTCCAGACGTATATGTATACGCCAAATCATAAGAACGTAACTCATTTTCTCCGCAATGCAGAATTGCAGATGTGCCAATATGTAAAGTTATTGGCGCTACTAGTGTTGAATTACTAAAGTCATAGGTTCGCCCAGTGTGAGTAGACACAGTTAATGTTGTAGGTAAATAAACACATGTGCGACACATGTCGTAAGCTGCGTCATTAAGGTACTGAAAAATACCAGCACTATTTGTAGATGTTGTTCCACCGACTCCGTCTGGTATTTCTGCTACAACAGTATCGGCTGTTTCATTTAATAATCTTATTACTTCATTTTTTAAAGCAGCAAAATTTTTAGCCATTACTTTGCCCTTCGTCCATACGCACTAGCAAAATTATCAACCATTGATAATCTATCTAAATATTCTGCTTTAAATATTTGATATGCGTTCATATCATTCATTTGCATTGCACGAGCTTGTAACACAGCATAAACAAGACAATCGTGAGCAACTTCTGGTAAAGGGCAATCTGTAGCGTCTGTGTTTGGCAGTGCGTTACCAGCGCTGTCGTACGCCCAATTATCTCCGGGCTGTGCATAACCCTCTAAAAGTAATCCATTATTGATAGTTGCATTAGTTGCTGGATAAACACTTATATTGTTCATTCCACGCAACACAACTATTTCTGGACGTAAATCTGCTGGCTTGTTTCGCCATATATCAACATATTGATCCTGATAATCAAATACGCGAACTTTTTGATATTCACTGTTAGTGTCTAAAATTTTTATAACTTTAATTCGGTAAATATCTGGAGCACAATAATCATTTACAGAAACGGTTAAGTCCAAGTAACGACGACCAACCAGACAGTCAGTTTGCCTAGCTATCTGGTTGGCCTGTTCAATAATTAAGTAATCTAGACCAAATGGATCACGATCTGCGTCAGTGCCAAAGTAATTTCTACCTAGCATCCTTACATTTCGTTTAATTTGGCCTAGATTCATAATTAGAGATTACCTTCGCGTCCGGTCTGCAAATGCATCTGAGTAATGTTTACAGCAGCTCCAGATCGGTTTGTTGTTGCTGTAATTACCATCTTTACAAACTTTGCGTAGGACTGCAATGGCACAATGACAATGCCAGCACCTGTTGCAGCAGCAGCTGTATATACAGTAGATGCCAAAACAGTTGTAGTACTTGGCGTAAAGCCAGCAGTGTCCGATCCATGCAATGCAACTGTAAACGTATCAGCTGCCGTTACACCTGTGTGGTTTAAGCCAACACGTAAATATAACGGATTAAGAATCTGACCACGAACGTAATCTGCAGCTGTAACAGATCCATCCTGATTGTTATCCATCACTGCACCAGATACGCCGTTGGTTAATAAACCACCGTAGTTAAGGTCATTTGATGTAATTGCAGGAGAACCAGTTGTTGCTGCGGTCATAGTTGCAGCTACGGCACCATTACTGGAAGCTGTAGCAACGGCCATTACACCAGCACCTGCTGTTTGAACTGGAACGGAAAATGTAAGTTTAGCGTCTCTCATTGTTTATCTCCTTAGTTGGTCGCAATTCGTAAGCGTCCAAGTGAACGAGTGTTTGGCATCCAGAGACCCATACCCCAGTCAAACAACACATTGTGCATGATGCCGTTTTCTTTTGATTTGCCTAAATATTCAGGCTTAAATGGGCCGGACTGCCAACCCTGCACATATCCTGTTCCATAACGTACAGCGTAAATATCTGCAAAGTTAGAAGGGGCGGAAATGACAGGAGTTGTACCATCAACTTTACGACCAACAGTACGGATTTTTGCTGACTTAAACATTTCAACCGATCGGTCAAATGCATCTCGGTTAGCATCAAAACCAGTACCGGATCCTAATGCGCGAATGACAAATTCAAAACGACGCTTCGTGTCTTCATTCATGTATAAAACAATGCCTGATCCGTCAGGAGAGTTTAAGTTATCAAACAATTCCTGTAATGCTGATAAAGCACCATTAGCCTCATAAGCATTAAATGAACCAGTATTGTCTAACGATGCAGACGTTGACGCAGGTGCAACTAAACAGTCGGATGGAATGTCGTACTGTGCGCGGTTTTCCAAACGATATTTTAATCCCGGAAAACAATCTGCACTGTTACCAGCCGACGATGAAGTTGGATCATTGTTAATGAATTTATCGTTAAAATCGTAAGCAAAACCTTCCATAAAAATCTTGATCTGTGCTTCTACAGGATCAATGATGTTATTTGGCTGGTCAAGCAAACGAGAGTCAACAGTAATCTTATTGCGAATAAGATACATCTGCTCTTCGTACGACTTTGGCTTTCCCTTAACAGCATTTGGTTCGCCGTTAATTGTGGACCACGTCGGTAGCGGAATAGTTCCTGCTTCGTTCGTGTACCGTACACCAACCTGTCGTAAAGACTGTGATGTATAGAATGGGATGTCCTTAATAGCATTCCACGTCTGGTGCAAAGACATGGTGATTTCTTTTACAAGAGGATCATTTGAAAGGACAGCTTGGTCTGCGAGTGTAAGTGCACCATTGAAATCAATAGCCATTTTCTACTCCTACCGAATACCTAATAATCGTGAGATTCCGGATAAACGGTTTTGCGAATTTGTTTGTTGTGGTGGAACCATTGCATTAGCAGAGTCTCCACTTCCGATTGGCGTAGGTGCTGCTTGTTGATTATTAACCATGTCCACTAATTGTGGAACCAATGATTCAACAAGTCCTGTCACCTGTCGGTGTACGGCAGCTGCTGCATCCATCGGATTCATGCCCTGCTGAATAAGACTATCCATTACATCTTGAGCACGACTTGCGTAGGGAAATTGCTGCAATGCCTGTTCACGCTGTTGGGCCACCATATAAGAGTTCATCTGACCCACAACTTGGTCATAACGTAACTTCTGTATTTCGGCCTCGGCTTGTACGCGAGCTAACTCAGGATCCATGTAGTTCGTGTGAACTTCATTTTCCCAGCGCTCGCGTATTTGAGATTCTTGATTTTGCCTCTGCTGTTCTTCATATGCTTTTTGCACTTCAGCAGCAGATTTAAAACCACTATCTTCAAATTGCCGAATAACATCAGCCCACTTTGAGTACGCTTCCTGCGCAGCTCTGAGCTGTTTTGCTTCATCATTAACTTCTTTGAAGCGCTCATATGGCACATTTCCCGGTTGTTTTTCCGGTAATGCACTATCTAATAGATGTTTCTTAACCCGTTCTTGTATAGAACTCTGATCAAAGACACTATCTGTTTGCGGTTGATTGCTGTTGTCATTGGTGGAATCATTTAACGCCTGACTTCCACTTTCGTTAGGACTGGCGGATTCTCTAACGAAATCAACTAACGCTCCACCTACATTGCCCGTTGCCGCTGCTGGCGAATCAGCGGTTCGTGTCACCATCTCTTCGGACATTTATACT